ACCAGTTGATGTTATCCAATATGTACCGTTTTGTATCATTGTAAATTGAAAGAAATTATTTAATTCAGCTATTTCATATAAGCCATCTGGTATGATTACACTATATGTAGTTGTAACACCTAATGCAGTCCATGTATAGGTAATTATGTTATTACCAAATCCAGAAGTGATGTTAAACCAACTATAAAACATAGATATACTTGATACAGCTACATATTTATCTTTGAGTACTACTGAATTAGGAAATTTATAAACAAGTTTATTGTTTTGACCATCGTTAACGATGTTAGATTGATTAAATACTAATACAAACATTTTTATTATAAATATAAATAATAATAATGTTTTATAATTCTTTTTTTTATTAATTATTAATATTGGTTATTTTAGAAATTAACTTGTTATTTATTTAGAAATACTACTCATATATTTTGGTAAATAAATTTTATGATTTTTATGTACGGTTACTCCTGTTCCTCTACATTGTGCATCCATACCACGAGCATGACGTGTATGACTTATATATGGTGTTTTAACACCAGATCCGCTTAGATGATTAAGTTCTAATGGTACTTGAGACCCACCAAAGAAGAAAGGTGTTTGAAATCCTCCTGATTCCATTTGATTAAACACTTTATTAGGATGTTCTACCTTAGGGTGATAATTATATATTCCTGCTGTTGACATTTAGTTATATAATAATAATGTAATTTACAGTTTAATTGGTTTAATAACCCATTTGTAAAAGTTCTTCCATTACCTCAGATACTTCCCGTTTAGGTAGTGATCCCATCTTAGATAATTTCATTAAATGTAGTTTGAATTTCTTAATTAGTTCTTTACTATCATTACCTGCCATGATTTCACCTTTTAAAACTTCAAATTCGTGTATGTCTTTCTCATATTGATCTTTATTAGGTGCTGGTATACTGAATTTATCAACGATGTTAGATCGTGTAGATACTTTATGTAAGTATGCTTTTTCCGGTTCCGATAATCCGTTAAGGTCATTATACGATGGAACGCCACCACCTACCATTTTCTTTATTACATTACTTAATTGCTTTGAAAGTCTAACACTTGGAAATTCTTGTAAGGCTCCGCCTGATGGTTGTTTCAATGCAAATATATCATCATTATTAAGTTTATGATTATTGATTAAATATTTACCAAACTTAACAAATCTTGGACTTTCCATAATACCTTTATCATATGATACATGAGCTTTGACACTTTCTGAATATGGTTTTTGCTTTACTATTCCACATCCTCTAGGTCGTCCTCTTCCTTTCTTAAATCCTGAACCTGATGCAGTTGCATCTTTTAGTTTATCTTTTAATTCTTGTATTGTTTGTTTGTGCATTTGAATACCTTTATGATATTGTTCAATTCTTTCTGTTACGGCTTTAATAGCTTTATCGTTTGTTTTTGATTTTGGTTGATTTCTTATTTTATTTAATGTTTCTAAGTTATGTGTAATTTGATAATTTAACTCTGTTATAATATTATATTCATCATCTATTTGTTTTAGTAATTCTGTTTGTTTTGGACCTGGTCCGGATAGTCCTGATGGTCTAGATGGTATGGATGGTCCACCTCCTCCACCACCCTCATCTCTTTCGTCATTATTATAGTCTGGCTGTGATTGTGGCGGTGGTGCTTGTTGATTTGTTTGTTGATTAACTGGTATATTTGGGCTTTCTTTTAATTCTTTTGATAATAATTTAATTAATTTTTTATCTTTTTTTATTTTATCATTATATTTAGATATAAGTTCTGTTAACCTATTATATTTATTAACATCGTCGTCATTGTTTTCTCTTAATGTTAGATCATCTAGTTGTTTATTTAGTTTTTTTAATTTTTCTTCATTTTTTTTAATAGTTTCATTCAAACCTAGTATTTTTTGGTTTAATGAATCATTTAGATTAAACGAAATACTTGGAGCACTTGGACCACCACCTCCACCACCTTCATCGTCGTCATCGTCATCATCAAAAGTATGTCTTGGATTATTAGGATCATTAAAATATGCTTCTGCTGCTTCTTCATCTAAATCTCTTGGTGGTACATAATAACGGTGTAAATCACTACTTATTTTTCTTAATTCACTAATTAAATCTTTTACTTCATCAATCATATTTAATAATCCTAAAAATTCTGTTAATAATCTATTAGTTAAATCATCGTTTTTATTTATAATTGTTTGTTCTAATTGTTGTAATAATGTATATAATATATCAGATGATGGGAATTGTTCAATTATTTCATTATATCGTTTAAATACATCGTAATATTCATCAAGTCTGTTTTTATTATCTTCTCCTATTTTATATGCATACCCTTGAGCGTTTTCATTTGACATCATCATAACAATTTTATTTATTTGGTCATTTGAAAGAAAATTTGTATATAATTGTAAACCACTTGCGATATCATTACACATTTTACCAATTGTACTTGATGGTTTAGCTTTTAATAATAATCTTCTAGCAATATCTTTAAACAAACTATATATATCTTCTAAATCTTTTAATTTATTCATAGCATGTTTTTTATTTTCTGTTTGTGTAAAGAATGATGATACTGATGATGTCATTGCTCTTGTTTTAGCAAACATATCTTCAACAAAACTAGCCATAGTTTCTACATCATTTGAATCACCTTTAATTTTATATTTATATAATTTTTTTATTTGAATAACAATCTCCGGAGCACGTTGTGCAAAGTATGTAAACAAACTTCCAGTTGTATTAAGACGCGAGTTCTGTATACGTTGTATTACTGCTTGTGCAAAATGTGAATCACCTACTGGTGCTAAATCTTTTATAAGTTCAATTTTAAGTCTTTCATTATCTGCTAGAATTTCTGAAGTAGTTCTAGTTTCAGGCATTTGTGATACTGGAGGAAGTTGTCCGGTAGCTTTATATGTTTTGTTTGCTTGAAGGTTCATATCGTCTATATTAGCTCGTAATTCTAATGCTTCCATATATTGACCCTTATATTTTGTAGGGTCAGATGGATATCTATTTGGTTTTCCACTCATTATTTTAATTATAACAATAACTAAGAATTATATATTTAAATATTTTTAAGTATAAAATTATTATTAAATTATTATTAAATTATTATAATATTATATTAAGCGTCATAAACTTTGTTATATACCGGATACGAAGTAACATCAGATCCGGTATTAAATAAAACATCATTACAAATATCGTTAAATTTAGCTAATATTTCATGATCTGAAAGCTTCATAACATTTTCCATTTCAGTAATAAGTTTTTGTTTTTCACGATGTGATAAGTAAGAAGCATTATATAATGGGTGTAATTTCATATTATGAAGTGCAATTACTTTGACTCGTGTAATATACTCATTACGTCTTATCTGTTCACGTTGCTTATCTGATAATTCTAATGGTTTCTCTTCTTTCTCTTCTTCTAATAATTGAGTAGTATTTTTAGTATTAGATAACATATTCTTTTCATATTCATTAATTGGTTCTTCTTTAATGTCTGTTCTCCATTCAATATTAGAGGCGTACATAGATGAATCATTAAATATTACCTCCGGTAAAATCGAAGATATTACATTTTGTTCTTCAGTAGTCATTATAATATATTATATAAATAATCTTTTAAATACCTATGTGGTATATAAAAAATATATTTGCGTGGATTTTTAATATATATTTATATACATTAAACACATAGGCGCGGTTTCCTTGTTATCAAAGAATATCAAATGAATAAAAACAATCAATGACCAGGAACATTTACCGTATCATTATTAGATAATATATCTTTAAGTACTAACTCTGTTATACATGACGATATAGAGTTTAAGGTTGGTTTATGTAATGTTATATAGTATTGTTCTTTTTGTTTAATAAATTTACAATCGCTACATGTTCCAGCTTCTATAATATCTTTAGTGAAGTTATCCCATCCGCCATTAGATCTAATGTATTGATAAACCTTACACCAATATAACTTACCTACTTTATTACGTACATTCTTCTTATGGTGACTCATGCGTGAACTAAAATTCTTAGTAGACCCGATGTAGAACTCTTCTTTATTGTTATTATCATAAATCTTGTATATATAGTATTTCATATATCATATATAGTAAATATCTGTTTATGCCACATTCCAATAATTCCAAATAAAAGGCCGTTTTTACAAACATACTCTAATATTACTATTATGTAGATACTTTTTAAAATATAGCCTTTTTTTTGGAATATTGGAATATTGGAATATATTAGCTTTGCTAATACCAGAGGTATTATTTAATAGTTAGTGTAGTTATTTGCGACGTAAACCACGGATACGAGCCATGTGATCTTTTGCTTCTTGTGATCCCTTCTTAAATCCACTTCCTACATGCTTCCCATATTTAGGTAGAGATTTGACTTTCTTCTCTAAAGCAGTAATCTCTTCATTACGATCCTTATAAAATTGCTTCATAGATTTTTTAAGATCATCTTCTTCTCGTTTCTTGTAGTTCTCAAGTAATTGCCTTAATGCTACGTTACCACCACTAATACCTTCACCTTCAATATTGCCTTTAGCATTATGTGAACCAATATCGATGTGTACCAGATCACCAGTACCAGATGGAGAATGTCCTTTTTTAACTGTATGTATAAGTTGTTTTAATGGATTAATAAAGTTAAGTTTACCTCCATGAACTTGTTGATGTTTATGTAACATATTTGTAAGTTTATTTATTTTATTAATAATTTTATTTTCATTGTGTAATCCACAACCTCTAGATGGTGGTGAATCATATCCTTCATCTGAAGAAGAGTCAGAATCGCTACTATAATGTTTATTCATATATTTATTATTAGATAATTTATTTTTATATATCATCATACCAGTACCGGTTGTTATCTCGTTAACTTTAGCTCCAATATCAGTTACGGTATTAGAGAACTTACGTAAGAAAGAATCGCCCTTAAATAATGTTGATGTATCTTGTTTTACAAATTGTTTATCTTGTTCATTACCAATACGAGAACCGTTCATTAAAGCTAATATAAAATCTTGACAATTATTATTATTTGCTGAATATCCAAACCATTTATCTTTTTGTATCGATTGACCGCCAGCTAACAACTTGTTAAGGGTTAGGTCAGTCTCGCGAAATATCACATCTATTTGTTCACCACCTTTCTTTTTTTTAGGGTTCAAATACATGTTAATCACTTCATTCTTTTCAACGGCTAAACGGGTATTATCAGTTAATGTTAGATCCATTCTTAGATGAAATAGTTTATCATAAGGCAATTTATCAAATCTTTCTTTGAATGCACCTAATGACACAGCATTGAGAGCACTTGTTAAAACACTAGGTACTGGTGTTCTATCGATGGTTATTCGTGTAATGCGCTTGTCGCCGTGTATTTTAATTAAGTTTCTAACTTTTGGTGGGTAATCATTCCTACCATGCAATACAGTATCAGTATAACTTCCTACTTTATTGTACATATCTTTCATTGTATCATATACACCTTCACCGTATATATCTTCGTCACTTAGAGGTTCTTTATCATTAATATATCTATTTACCATAATGTAATATAACATAAATATGCTTTATATATTTGTTTCATTGTGTATGGTTGAACTATTAGGACTTTCTGCATCTTCTAACTCCTTCTCAAGTGGAGTTAAGCTATCTTTTATACTTTGTAGTGTACTTAAATGAAACAGTCTATTGTATTCATCAAAACTTTCATTAAGAAAGTCGATGCCTTTAACAGTTCTATTTGTTCTATTTAATTGTAATATTTTATAAATATTAATTGATAGAGTATAGAAACCAGATTGTAATATTAAATTGTTTTCTATTTGTTTTTGTATATTTAAAAATAGTTCAATACTACTAATTATAGTTACTATCAAATTAATACCACATATAACTATACTTGCATATTGTGTATATTTATCAAGACTAATACTTAATACCGTATTTATAGATGATAATACAATAACAGGAATTCTAAAATACTTTAATCTTTCTTTTAGATATATGTAATACTTCTTATGATGGTGTGATAATATTACGCTATTTTTTCTTATTTTTTCTAGTATAGATTCCATGTCTAAATACCAATGATTATTACCAACCTCAGGATCGGTCATTGTGCTTATTGTTTTTGGTGTTGTAATCTCTAAATTGTTTAACATTATTATAAAAATATAATTATAATTTTATAATAAAATATTTAATTAATTAATTAATTCCAAAACTTGATCCGTTAAAACATCAATATCAATATCTTCTGAAACATCTATAACTTTAACATTAATAGTTTTATCATGTAATAACCATTGATCATGAGCACGGTGTAGCATTTCTAAATATCCGTACGATACATCTTTTTCTGCTTTACGATTTCTCTTCTTAATACGTTCTAAACATTTTTCAGGAGTACCGCGTAAATATATATATAATGATGGTTTCAAATCTTTAGTGTATAATAAATCTTTTAAATTATTAAATAATATAACTTCAGTATCAGTAAGTTGACCACATAAATGCATAGTATACGTAAATACCTTTGAAGCTGCTTCAGGACATCTATCAGTTACAACAGTATCTTTAGTTCCTAATGTTTTGATATCTTTAATTTGATTCATAATAATACAATGTTGTAACATATAGCCATATTTAACGGGGTCATAATAGAATAATTCAAGTAGGTTATTATCAGGTACGATATTTGTCCATCTATTAATATCTTCTTTAATAAAACTGATTGTATCTGTTCTTTTACAAATAGAATTAATCAATGTAGTTTTACCTGCTCCTATGTTCCCTTCAATTGATATATATTTTTTCATTATTAATATATATCAATTATTGTTTAAGTATCTTTATAAATTCCATATTCCAATAATTCCAAATAAAAGGCCGTTTTTACAAACATACTCTAATATTGTACTTATGTAGATACTTTTTAAAAACCTTAATATTTTTGGAATAATTGGAATATTGGAATATATTTAATATAATAGTCACCATAGAAGCCAGAATGATAGGAAGGCTGGCGATAATATACTACTATAAGCCCATTTTCTATTTCTCTTTCTAAATGCTTCACGTCTTGATAAGTCTTTATGTTTGGTATAATCTTCCATACCATATTGACCAAAATGAGCCCATCTACCATTTGGTTTTAATATCATATATTTCTTTGAGTTTCTTGTCGATGGTTGTATGATCACGTCCGGACCAAACATATCACGTGCTTTTTTATATACTAATTTTGGATTGCTGTAATCTTCTAACATTATAATACATATTAACATGTGTTTATGTCAATAAATCAATACTAACGACTGATGTAGAAACACCCGCAATTGTAAGGACAACAATACGCATTAACGCTGACGTTCCCGCGGGGACGACAACGGTTGATGAATACGTAGTTAATATGTTCGCTCCCAAACCCGTCAAAAATGATGCTCCAAGTGACCCATTATTACGTATTCCTATATTATATATAGCGTTGTTGCGATTTGACGAAAGGTTCAACGTAGCCACCGTATTTGCCGTCCCAACGAATGTTACTGTTCCATTTCGTAGCGTAAAATTAGCACCAGAAAATGTAAGTGTTGTTCCAGCAAAAGTACAGGCCGCAGTTGTCGAAGAGCATTGAATATCCGACGTAACAGATAAGCACGATATGTTTCCCGTTGCGGGGTTATATGTAAGCGGAGATGTTACAGAATCGATTAATAATGTCGCACTCGCGCTTATACCAGCACAAAACACAAGATTATATGCTGTATTAGTATTATCATTTGTAGTATTTACAAATGTAGATGATGTAGCATTACCTAATAAATCACCGCTGAATTCATTACATGAGAGACGAGATGTTGAAGGATTATATGATAATGGAGTGGTTGTATTATCAATATATAGAGCATTTCCAGTTGCTGTTGTTGTCTTACTGAACGGTACGAAATATGCACCGGCCGTATTATCACTTGTTAAATTAACACCAACTGCTGTTGCTGCTGTACTAATACTTCCATTGAATGTTGTTGCTGTAATTGATCCTAATGCTGGATTACATGATATACTTGCCGTTTTTTGCGGATGTCCATATCCTGTTGCTGATTGATCTGAAAAATTTAGATAATGTGTTAAGTTTGCATTTGTATTAACTGTTCTAATATTACCTGTCCAATCATCAGCTGTTAATGTATTGCTTCCAGATACATTTGTTAGTGTCATAACATTATTTTTGATATCTATTGAATTAGGTGTTGCTGTCGAAGACAATAGTATTTGTGTATCGTCCAACGATATTAAATTAGTTGTGGAAGCATCTGTAAATGTTAATTGAGATGAAGTTAGTAAGGCTACTTGTGTTGGTGCTGGGAATACATCAGCTACAACTATAGGTCCGGTTACTATTAATTGATTATCTACATTAACCGTACCGTTAAATGTACTAGTTCCTAGAACTGTAATGTCTGTCAATGTCTCCGCTCCTTGAGCAATTGGAAACTTTAAATAGTTATTATTAGCTATATCTACGGTAAGTACTTCATTACCGGATGTAAAAACGTTATTATCAAAGATTGGTAAATCTTCTGTTGGAGGGTTATATACTGCCATTATTAATATTATAATGTATTATATAATTTAATTTTTAAATATTAGCTTTCTCTAATACAATAATAAAAAGCTTTGTAATTATATAAAAAATAAGTATGTATATATAATATAATGCCACCAAAAGCAAAAGCTAAAGTTAATGCATCAGAAATAATAAACTTTTATGATGTAATACCAAAAAAGTATTTAGATAAAGTAGAAAATCCAAATGAACACCTTCATAATATTAAAATACCATTTAGAATGTGTGTTGTTGCACCATCAGGAACTGGTAAAACAAACTTCTTATTGAATTTAATTAAGATATTCAGTACGGGAGAAGGTACGTTCGCTGATATAACAATTGTAACACGAAACAAAGATGAACCACTATATAATTATTTATCAGGTGAGTTCCAACAAATACAAATTAAAGAAGGAATGAGTAATACACCTAAGCTTGACGACATGGACAAAGAATACAACCACCTTGTTGTTTGGGATGATCTTGTATTATCTAAAAACCTAAACAATGTATCTGAATATTACATGAGAGCACGTAAGAAGAATTGTTCAGTTATATTTTTATCACAAAGTTATTATGATATTCCTAAGTTTGTACGTAAAAATAGCAGTTATTTAGTTCTATTGGATTTAGGAGGAAGTAAAAGGGAACAAACCGCTATTATGAACGAATGGTCATCAGATCTCGATAAAGATGAATTAAAAGCAGTTTATAATGATGCAGTAAGTGTTCAACTCAGACCATTGATTATAACAGGCGGAAGAGTAGCACGTGATAAGAAGTACCGCAAAGGATGGTTAGAGTACTACAATTTAGGTGAATTTCTTAAAAACATACCACGAACTGAAGCAAAGAAGAAGAAACAAGTTAAATATGAGTCAGACTCTGATTCTGATTCTGATAGTTAATTCCAAATTCCAATATTATAGTAGTTTTTACAAACCTTTTCTAATATTGTATTTATGTATATAGTTTTTAAAATCTTTAATATTTTTGGAATAATGGAATACTGGAATATATCTATTTCTTTTTAATATAAATCTTTTCTTGAATAGTAGATGACCCCATATCAGACATATCCTTAGCCATATCGTTATTAGCTTGTATGGTTGATTGATATTTATCAGATAAGAAGGTATGACGCAATTGATTGACTCCGACTTTCTTATGATCAAATAATTTATTAAGTCGTTGGTTTAACTTCACATTACTCAATTGATGTTTATTACTATCAAATAACAAGTAATCAGTAGGGTTACATTTAATCCACTTCCTAAGAATCTTTAATAGTTCAGGTGGTACGATGATTTCTTGTTGTCCATACGTCTTAGCAGTTTTATAAGAATTGAATACTAATTTATTTTTAATTAAATAATTATCTTTAGATTTATCAATATTTTTAATTTTAAAATCGACATAATCTTTACTACGCCTAGGTGGAATATAAACACCACCAAGCAAACATAATATGATGTAATTTTGGATGGTTTGATAGTCGTGCATTGTAAATAGTAATTTTTTATAGATGATATTGACCTCTTTCCCTAATGTATCTATTAATTGTTTAATTTCAGATCCTTCAACCCAAGAAGCATTTTGTTTGACAGATTTTTCTTGCGTGTTCTGTCCTTCGTTGTAAGATTGGATGTCATTTAACATTTGATTTCTGTATTCTTTTTTATCAGTAAGTATAACCAATGCAGATAACACTGTCTTACGTTTATTTGGTTCTAATGTTTTCAGATGTTCTAATATTTTATTTGTATCAGAAAACTTCTTAATGTCAATGTCATCGCCATCACCGAAAACCTTAATATATAAATTTTTAAGGATTGAAGTATAAGTACTTATACTTTGTTTGCTTAGGTTAGGTCGTTGTTCTTTAATATAATCCTTTATACTTTCCATTTATAATAATTAATATTAATATTGATTTAAATGATTTCAGTATTTTATTTCTGTGTTTATATATTAAAATATATATATTCCAAATTCCAATTATTCCAAAAATAAGTTAGTTTTATAAAAAGTATCTACATAAGTATAATATTAGAGTATGTTTGTAAAAACGGCCTTTTATTTGGAATTATTGGAATATGGAATTATTTAAGTATATCGTGTATAAAAGTTAGTTTAAAGGAATATAAACATATATTATTAATTATAAGTATTAATAATATTATGCAACAATTTATAATACATTTAAACGGCGGGTACAACCCGTTTGTCCGTTTAGGACGTGGCGCATTAGGATACAGACCATTACGTAAAATGATTGGTCGTGGTGGTGATGATGATAAGTTAGGAGGTGGTGAAGGTTATCCAAGTAAAGAAACAGTACAAAATAATATTAAAACCAATTATGAACAGTATTTAGATACAGACAAACCAGTATATTATCATGAAGCAAAAGAGAATGAAAGGTTATTAGCTATTATTGAAGCACACGAACAAAAAGTAGCAGCAGAAAAAGCACGAGCAAAAGAAAAAGCACAAGCAGAAGAAAAAGAAGCGGTAACGTCAGAAATTATGAATTTATTGGCGTCGATTCCAGTAACAACTAAACCATTGATAGTTAAAAAATATGACGATGCGATTACAGAAATTAAAAATACTAAACCTAATATACAATCAATAGAAGGCGTTGATCAAGATATTAATTTAACAGATTTAATTACATCAATGTTTGATAATATTAACGTAACGTTAAATGATAACATTGCAAAGAAAAAAAATATGGAAGAACAATTAAATAATTTAAATGTATTAATTGATCAATTAAATAATACAATAAGTACTATAGAAAATAAAGATATAAAATCAAAAGATTATCATAGAACATTAAAAACTACTGCATATGTTAATTCAATAGAATCGTTATATGTATTTATACAAAATAATACAAATAATAATGCTATTGCGGATTTAGCAAATTCAGAGATACAACAATTATTTAATAAATTAAATGCTCCAGGTTATTATAAAGATGGTAGAACATTTAAATTTAATCAAGATGATGGTAAAGTTGTAAGAATAGATAAAATTTCTACACAAACTGGACCACTTGATTTTGAATTTAACTTAACCGTTAAAGAAGTTAATGATGAAGTTGACAAATATTGGAAATCAAATATTAAAACTGTATTAGACCCCGATGCATACGGTGAAGAATTTAAAGATATTATCAAAGAAATTAATGATACTGTTTTATACGAAGATAAATACACGGATGATATGTATGAAAAATCAAAAGAATTAACTATGAAACTACCAAATCAAGATTTGGCGTACAAATATATGAAACCTATTATAATTAATAACAAATCAAAATATTATAATGCAGATGGAACATTAATTATGACAACTATGACAAATAAGGTAACGGACGCTGTAGAAACTGTTTCGTTACTTTATAAAGAATATATATCACCAGGGAAACCATCTGAATTTAGTATTTGTGGATTAGATAATAAATTAGCTAAAAAAATATATGGTTTTGAACATCCAAATATACAAAATGCAGATTATATTGTTGAAAATATATTAGTTCAACAAAATAAAAAAGGTGGTACAAGTAAACAATTTTGTATAGATCATGTTGATACAACAAATAAAATATTTTCAGAAATGAAAGCCTATAAATCAATGACATCGCTTAAATATAAAGAAATGTATAGAGCTAATATTAAACTTAAAAAAAAGTATATTAACCAATTGAAAAAAGAACTTGATGCGAACATTGAAGCATATTTAAAAGAAAAAAGAAAAAAACCAGTTAATATGGAAAATGTAAATAAATATATGTCAAATATTGATGCATTACGTAAAGTTTTAAGTGATAAAAAAGAATTTGAAAAAGATTTTTATAAAAATAAAAGATACATAGGTATTGGTGTAACAATGAATAAATTTAACGAAATTATTATACCAACTGGTTATGACTTTAATGATAGTCCAAGTACAGAAAAAGAAATGTTACATGTTAAAGAAAGTCAAGGACAAAAATTTATACCACATATAATAGATCGTAAAATTGTTAAAATAACATCTGCAAACAATGATAAAGAATTTGATAAGGCATTTAACAATGCAATTAACATTAGTAAAAAAAATCCATATGATTATATGATTACATGTACGTTTGTTGATGGTGTAGGTGTATATAATTATACTAAAGATGGTTTAGTTGAAAATGATTTTATTTTAGGAACATATAAATGCGCATATCCATCTGATTCACGCAAACATGAATATTATAACGCGGTATTAATTCCTATTGAAATGTTTGATTTAAAAATATAAAAAAATAACTTAAACATTAATATACATTATATAATAATATATATTAATATGCCTAAACTTTTAAAAATACCTACTGATGAAGAACAACAGGATTGGGAGGAAAATGATTTATACCCTAATATGTTTAGTGGTATTATAGATGAAATAAGAAGAGATACTATTGAAGGTAAAAAAATGGATAAACGAATTGCTAAACTTAAAGCCGAACGTTTAGCATACGAAGCATTACAATTAAAAGAGAAAGAAAACAAAACCAAAGATAAAACCAAAATAATTGAAGACGTAAAAGAGATGATTAAAAATACAGAAACAAAAAAGAAAAAGAAACATAGTAGTGATATAAATGTAACACAAGAATACGACAAGCTATTAAATGACTTAGACCAATTACAGAAAACAAAGAAAAAGAGAAAAATGATAGATGAAGTTACATCAATGCTTGATATACCAAAAATCAAAAAGACATCAAATAAATCTAAAGTAATCGATGATACATTTGATATGTTAAGTAATATACCACGTGTTAAGAAATCCTCATCTAAAAAGACAAAAGAAATAGGAGATACACTTATATCAATGATGGATACACAACTAACAAAACCACCTAAAAAAGAGCCTATTTCAATTGATAACTTATTATTAGACATTGATAAATCCATTAAACAAAAGAAAACAAGAGCTAAGCGTGATAAAATCTCAGAGAAGGTAACAGATCTATTATCGACACAACAACCAGAAATAAAAGATACAAAAGTATTAGTAAAAGCATCAAAGAAAGCAAAGAAAATAATAGATGCAATAGATAAGCATACATAGTATAGAATAATGCAAACATTAATTAATATTTGAATTATACATCAAGATCATCATCAGCATTGACCTCATCATTTTTATATTTAAGACCTTTGTAAACCCATTTATTCTTAGTATCTTTAGCACCGGATTTAACAGACTTACCAAACCTATCATCGAAAGCACTATATAGCACTCCCATCTTCATAGGTTTAACACTACTTTCCTTGCACCAAACATCATAACTATTTTTAATTTCAGTTTTTAATACAACATTTGTATCGTCACTAACATCAAACATGTCATCAATAAAATTAGATATATTAGATTGTTCTTGTATGTATTCATTTTGTGCATCTAACATTTCACCAACAGGAGTAAACTCAGGCGATTTATAGTACTCAATAGCACCATCAACACACCAAGAGAAGAACTCATCTAAGTAATTTGTTTCAATCAATTTGTCAATACCGTTAATACGTTGATATTCATTCGCCTTTGATGGCTTCTCAACAAAACGAGCATTAAGAGGTACTAGTCTAACACGATCTACATTAGCCTTATCATTAGCATTGAAATCAGGTTTAAAATTTGTACATAAAATTAATTTACACATTGGTACAAAGGTCATAGGATCTTTATACAAACCTCTAGCAGTAATAGGATCATTACCACTAATCATTTTAATAATTGCTTCATTTAATTCATCATTAGCATTTGTCTCGGAAAAAGTAGCCATCCTACAGTTCTTCAATTGTAACACTTCAGAACCACCGGTCTTACCGGTATTACTATTAATAAACACGCATTTAGATACAGATTGATACTGATCACATAATATTTTTGACATAAGATTTAGTAAAACAGTTTTACCATTACAACCCTTACCAAATAATATGAAGTAAACACGACTATCAATATGACCGGTCAATCCATAACCTAACATCTTTTGTATGTAAGCTAAATCATCCGCTTTATGACAAGCAATATCATTAAGCATCTTCATAAGTTCGGGTGATCGTTTACGTGTATATCTTACAGGACAAGCAAACGTGAAGTAATCTTTTTTAGTCAATGGTGTAACTTCACCGGTTCGTAAATCAATTTTTCTACATTTGCTAATAGGTAAGTGATGAGGTAATGTTCTATTTAATTTTTCCATAAAAGTATCATCGATAATCTCAGCTTCATACCGGTTATAGATACCTCTTAATTTGTTGTCTGAACTCATTCTGTTTGTTAATTTAATTAATTTCTCAAGTTCACCTTTATCCGTAGATGGATTATTGAAGTAATATCTCATAGTCGAATCTAAGAATCGTGAGATATCATTCATAATAGTTTTAGGTGAGATTTCTGACCAAAGCATACATGAGTTATCATCCATATTAAAACCATATAAATATTTCTTTGAATATACATGATTGTTATTTCTGAACTCTTTGTATAATAAGGCAGTCTTGTATTCATTATCAAGAATATTGAGGTATTCCATCATTGTTGGGTATTCACTGTCCATTATTAAATATATAAGATAATATCTCTTTAAGTGTCTTTAGTGTATATATTTATTCCATTTTTTTATAATTATTATTTTGGATTTTAACTAATAAAAATATAATACTCCAAATTCCAAAAGCTCCAAATAAAAGGCCGTTTTTACAAACATACTCTAATATTATACTTATGTAGATACTTTTTAAAAACCTCAATATTTTTGGAATAATTGGAATAATGGAATATATAAACAATATATTATTATATGTTATAAAGATATATCAATATTAATATTATAATAAATATAATGCCTCCAAAGCTTAAAATACTAACACCGGAAGAATCATTAAAAAATGAAATAGTTGATAAATTAGAAGATGGTATACTTAATACAAACCAATACCGTAATTTGATGGAACAAATGGCTGAAGGTAAAATAGATAATGTTAGAAAGATGTTTGATTATTATTTAAGTAATCATAAGCCTAAAGTAGTTCACGTTGAACCAGAACCTGAATCACCTAAACCTGTTAAAACTAAAGAAGCTAAAGCTAAGAAAGAACCTAAGACACCTAAAGCTCCTAAAGAACCCAAAGTAAAAGGTCCTAAGAAACCTCCTAAACCTAAAACTCCAAAAGAAATAATAGCTAAATTATTAAAGCAAAATAAAATCAATATGTATGTATATCATGATTTAATGGAAAAGTTAAACCAAGGTAAATTTAGCGAAGTGATGTCATCTATATCAGCCTTTACTGGAGAACAATATACTCAACCCGATCCATCATTACACGATAAACCAGTTGTACAACCTACAACATCTATAAATGATAAACAACTATTAATGAAAATAAGAGCACACGCTCAAGCTATTATAGATTTAATTGATAATCAAAATTAATTTTTATAATAATATTTAATATATATTATTATAATTATTATTTATTCAGATTCATTATCTGATATAATTTCAATATCTTCGCTATTAGTATCGTAACTATAATCATCATAAGTAATATTGTCAGCATTTCTAGCAGCGGTTTCATCCCATAGTTTAATATTCCTGTCTAACTCCTCTTTTAATATTTCATGCATCCATTTCTCACCTCTAAAAGGCATTGTCTTAACAATATGAAGTAGTGTATCCTTCATATTTGTAATGTGAATTTTAAGGATAGTTATCTCATTCAACTTTATACGATTATCAATTTGTAATTTATCTAATTCTTTTAGTGTATTATTATTAATTATATTTTGAATTACAAAAAAAACTGTAATATAAATTGTAATACATAAAATATAAATTGAAGTTATAGTGTCCATTAATATATAAACTAAATATAGCTTTATATATTAATGTAAATATTAAATTATAACCATTATATAGGGGGATTAACTGAAAGTTAAGCATTAACTATCAAATAAATTATATTTTACTTAATTAAAAATTTTTAATTAAGAGATTCCATCATTAAATGAAAGTTAATCCTTAATTATTAAATAAACCTATACAATTTAATAGTAAAATATAAAAGTAAATTATATATATTCAGTATTTATTAATTAATTAAATTATTTTGTATTAAAATTATAAATATATATTCTGTAAATAAAATAATTAATTAAAATTTAAAGTTTAAAATAAAAATAAAAATATATATTCAGTAAATAAAAAAATAATTAATTAAAGTTATATATAAAAATTAAAATTTAAAGTTTAAATTAAAAATAAAAAAATATATTCAGTAAATAAAAATAATAATTAATTAAGTTATATATAAAAATTAAAAATTAAAATTTAAAATTAAAAAAATAAAATAATATAGAATTGAATTAGACAAATCCTTATAAATCGAATTAGACAAATCCTTATATATACACGTGGTCTATCTATTTGCATCTATTAAAAAATTGAATTTAAAAAATCAAATAAATTTTAAGATGGATACACATCATTAAAAAATATATTAGATTATTTTAAAATATTAATATTATTTTCCTTATATATACACACGTTAAATTATTATACATCTATAAAAAAATTAAATTTTAAAATCAAATAAATTTTACGATGAATACACATCACTAAAAAAATAATAATTTTAATCAATTTTTAAATATAAACATATAATAATTAAATATATACACACTCGTTAAAGTTTAAATTAAAAATAAAAATTAAAAATAAAAAATAAAAAAATAAAAATATAAAAGTTATAATAAAATAATAAAATATATATTCAGTAAATTAAAAATTAAAATTAAAAATTAATAATAAAAAATAAAAATATAAAAGTTATAATAAAAAAAATAATATATTAAATTAAAATTAAAATTTAAAATTAAAAAATAATAATAATAAAAATAAATATATTATAGAAATTGAATTAGAAAAAATCCTTATAAAAAAAATGTAATATTAAAGTAAAATTTAATTTTTATTTTTTAATTTTTAATTTTAAGTTTCTACCAGAAGAAACCTTTTTTTAGGATGCTAAATAATCCGTATTTTTTAGGTTTTCCTTTTTTTGTCATCGGAATCTCTACTATTTCTGATAATAGAAAACCCTTTACTTTTTCCATATTCTTGTCACAAATCGTGACATATAATTTTAACTTATATATTGCTTCTAATGTATGAAGCCTTTCATATATACAAGTTGTATAATTATGTAGTACGCTAAAATTATTAATATCAATCTCTGTAAACTTATACATCAGTTGTTGTTCAACTTTACGTTCAACTGTATTAGGATCAGTAGTATAGTTAAGATTATGATTATCAGCATTTCGACGATGATAATCCATCGAAATTGCACATGTAAGTTCATTAGTTAATGATTCAATATTAGATCTGATTACATCAGACATTTCAATATTGTTTAAATCCTTAATATTAATAATTACTACGCTCATTGTAATGCCCGTAAAATCTTTCTTTGTTTCGAATTTACGAAGTAAATTTGATCTTAAGAAAAATTTTACAATGTATAATGAGCGTATAAATTAATATTAAAAGGATTACAATATGATATGTCGATGTTACAGATCTATATAATCATTAACTAAACTTACATTTCAATTTCGATGGATTAACATCGACATGCTGATAATCTTAACTATACTACTGATCCTAGTTGATCGTAAAGTTGAACAAACGATGTATAAGTTTACAGAGATTGATTTAATAATTTTAACACATCATAATTACATCTTGTATATAATGGCTTCATATTTTAGAAGCTATAAGTTAAATTATCACGATGGTTACACATATGGAAAAAAATAGGTTTTTTATTTTCGGATTTAGAATAGATGACAATAATAAAAGCCTTTAATAAGGGCTTTATTATTCACGTATACATCATTGCACATATGTACATACGTTGGTATAAAATAATTGTGCATGTAATTACTTACTGCGATTTTTTGGATTTTTTAGATTTTTTTGGTTTTGGTTCTTCCACTTCTGGTTTAACATCTGGTTTACATTCTTCTTCAACAACCGGTTTGACTTCCTCAACAATAGGTTCAGGTGGTTTCTGTTCGTCCGGATCACATGGTTTGACATCATCAATAAAATCAATTTTATTGGTAGAATTGCTTTGACTATCGCGAACCGCTTTTTTCCTTTGGTAGTACTCCTTTGCCTTGGTTCGTTTGTATTCTAGAAATGATGGATCAGCATCTTTTCGAATCTTGTAATATTTTTTACGTTGTTCATTAACCTTCTCTCTATTATTGCATCTATATTTTTGTGTTGCCTTACGTTGCGCATCAGTGTACGACGAGTATTTAACAACAACATCTTTGGTGTCAGTGGGTTCCATTCTTTATTATATATATATAATATTATCTCTTTAAGTTGTATCTACACATATTTGATATCTACGGGTACACGGAACCCGTCTATACCACCTTTTGTGTCTTCTGATGTGATACTATCAACAGGTTTGATAACATCTATTTCTTTTCGCAATGCGGGATCAGCACTACGGAAAAAGTGCTTTAATATGTATTCGTTCTTTTTGAAATCCACAGATTTGTTCAAATCGTCGAACATTTCTAGGAAGCAATTTACATCGGTGTACAAATCGCCGCTTCGGTATTGCGACGCGTTTACGAAGTGTCCTAGGGCTAGACAGTAGAAACCACACGCATTGTTCATAAGCGATTGGACATCAACCTCAGTGTATGGTAACCCTTGTTGTTTAGTTGTTGCCTTCACAGTTTTCTTGACATTTTCAGGTGGTGGTTTTCCGTAAGGGTCAAAGTAGATGGATTCGCATTTACCATTTGGATATTTGTTACATTGTAAATACACCCAGTGAGTGCCCTCATTAGGTCGTCCGTCTTCATCTACGCTATCTTCTATGTTGATGATGTAACATTTGTTAAATTCTAGTGGTGATTCTAGTTCGTCCTTGAAACACACGTCAGCTAATGGAACTGACATTTTACGGGCTAAGTCTATAATTTGAGTATCGGTTAATGACATTGTTTATATTACACATATATAACATTATATTTTTAAGTCCGTATCGCGACATACTTTCATATATTTGTCTAATAATTCCACATTCCAATAATTCCAAAAAAACAACCCGTTTTACAAACATACTCTAATATTATACTTATGTAGATACTTTTTAAAATATAGCCTTTTTTTTGGAATATTGGAATATTGGAATATATATTTATTAATTAGTAGGTATAAAGCCCACCACCGTAAAGTCCGCCACCAAGTCCGGCACCTATTACCATACCTGGACCATCGTTATATTTTTGATATTGAACGGGTAAAAAGTGTGACATCTGAAAATTAGCACTCAATGGTTGTGAGATCAATGCAGGTGGTAGAAAATGAATCATACCAGCACCACGACCAATACTTCCGTGTTCACGATGTCCAAGTCTTCCACCTAATCCCATCCCAGATAATCCTTCTTGTGGAATGAGTCCTCTTCTTGCAGTAATTGCATCGCCGCTCATACTAGCAGATGCTTGTGCAGCATCCATTGCATGAACACCAGCTCTACCCATGCGTCCATAATTACTAAGTCCTTTTCCTTGATACTTTCCCGGATGATCCATATAATCACTAGCTAATCCGGATAACTTGCTACCAGCTTCAGGTAATACAGGTGCTAGTTCAGGCGCGTATTCCGCTAATGCTTGTGATCCAGCTTTAATACCCATATCAATCCCTTTCTTTGCGATAGGTTTCAATACATCGCCTACTTTATAGGCTATCTTCTTAATACCAGCTTTCTTTAAAAATCTATCGAATTTCTTTCCAAATATACCTTCTCCGGCCATCTCTGGTTGTGTTTCTTGTAATTGTGCATGAGTCTCTGGTGATGTTTGTCTATTTGCTTCAATTTCTTCTGGTGATAATTTCACTTCTATACCTTTATTTTTAGCAAATGCTTTACTTGCTAAATGGTAGTTTTCAGGATGGACTATAAGGTTAAATCCAGTTCCTTTTTTAATACGGACATTGTGTCCATTCCTAAGCTTTCTAAGTTGCATAGGGCTTGCGTCAATTGGTAAAATATGCATATGTAATTACATGTTAATAATCTTTTAAATATTAACATACATTAATAAAAAATAATGCATGTTAATAATTAGTTAAAATACAAAAGTTGAAATTAATATTTTATTTGTTTATTAATATAAAATATTTAGTTCATTATAAATTAAGCTACTTGCTTTTTCTCTCTTTGTTTCCTAGCTCTTTCTCTAGCCTTCTCTTTTTGTTCTTCAGTCTGTTCTTTTTTAGCATAGGCTTCTCTTCTCTTTCTCAAACGTTCTGCTTTATGTTTGTCAGTTTCTGTTTCGCGCATAGTCTTAGCCCATTTAGCTTTATAGCTTGGATCATCTGTTTTTGTCATTTCTGATTTAATTTCACATCCTTTTTCTCTTCTGTTTTTCTCTGCCCATAACCTAGCTCTTTCTCTTGTTCTATCCTTTCTTTCTTCTAATTGTTCGGGTGTTAAATTATCTTTGTAATTTGATTTATTCCGTGCATTTGTAAGACGCGAAACCCAACGTAAATTTTCAATACTGTTATTGTGTTTATTTCTGTCAATGTGATCGACCTCAGGTAAGTTATCAGGGTTATCAATATATTGTAATGCTAATAATCTATGAACATAACATTTATGTCTAACTGATCTAACAATATCTTTTGATACTTCATCTTTATTGTTTAATTTTGTAATGGATGTTCCTACTACTTCTTTCTTAGTTAAGTCTACGTACAAATAACCATCGTCTTTTTCAAGATGTTTTTTATTTGCATTTGATTTACAACTATAAATATCACCATTCATATTAATTTTATATCGTCCTTCATATCCTTTGATAAAGTCAAACATATTATTATTCATTATTAATAATATATATAAACTATTCTTTAAGTGTATTTTGATGTTTTGTTAGTCACCTAATTAAACCCTTGCACCTGTTAATGCATCGATCGACACTTCTACGCCATATTCAATAAAACAATAAAGGTCAATAATTTTAGATGATAAATTCTGACCAAGTACTTGAATAGATTTAGGTACTGACATTTCAACAGGCAACATGCGTTCTACATTAACATAGTAATATGAGTAACACATATCAAATCTTTGTCTATCAATAAGACCAGATGTAATACCGTCAGTAAGACCACCATTAACAGCATTTTGACCATAAAGTTGGTTATTAAAATGTTCAAAGTTATATCTTTCGGTATTATAAATAGCATTTTGACCAGATACTTGAATATTGAAGTTAGAAAGCCAACACATAGGAGATGTAGGCCCGGTTCCAGCTGGATCATATGGTGATTGCCAAACAGGAGTTCCTTTAATAAATCCAGAATTAGTTGTATAAGTAGCAGATCCATTAACAGTAACATCAGCAGTAGTACCAGATCCAGAATTATAAAAAGGAAGAATGAGAACAGATTTAATATTAGCAATACCGTTAGTAAGTAAGTTGTTAAATACTCCATTAGCACCAACTGATAAAACTTGATATTGATACACATCAGTATATTTAATTTGTTTAACAGGTGATGATAAATATGCTTGTTCGAATACAGGATTAAATGTATAAGCAGGGATATACAAATATAAAGATTTAGATAATGGACCAGGTGCAGCACCACTTGTTATGAGTTGTTGATCCAAACATACACTACCAACAGATATATTCATTCTATATGTTACAGTTGCAGCACCAGCAGTATCACCTGCAGTAAGTGTAGTTAAACCAGCTGATGCTCCATTATTACCAGCAGTAGATGCAATCATTAAAGGGTTTACACCTCCTAATGGATTTGAAACAGAAGAACATGTTAAAGACGATGCAGCAAATGCGAAACCAGGACCAGCAGCAACGTTACCAACCAGTGTAAATTCAGATGAAGTATTGTTTAAATTCATTGTCATTTTCATAAATACACCTTTGAGTAGTGGACACATATTGAAAAAACTATGAATATGTTTAAGGTATACAGTTGCAACTACAGCAATTTGAATAACGCCTTTATTTCTTTCAGCAACTGGTGGTGCAGCTGATGTTTTACTATAAATATAAGATTTCCAAACTTGAGTAGTTGCATTTCCGGAAGTTCCATACAATAAACTACCGTATGTTGAACCAGCTAGACCAACAATACCATCATTATCAAAATTAATATATTGTTGTCTTTTTAAAAATCCATCGTTACCATCACCTGCATAAAAATTATTGAATGCACCGGTAACAGGAGCGGTAGTAAGAGCATTTGTATTATTACATACTCCTATACCAGCAGCAAGTGTAGGTGCAGCAATAGGTACAAAAAATTGCCAAGTTAAAGCATCATCGGGGTAAAATCCAATTGTAGTACCTTGGGTGTTAATATCATCAATGGAAAGTGATGTCATTAATTTAAATGAATTCCACATGTTAATATATGGAGTTTGTTGTACAATAGTAGTTCCATTATAATCAAGTGTAAATGAATGGATAATTTGACCAAACCAATTTTTAAGACCAAATGCATAATCACATGATGTTGCAGCTACACCCGGTAAAAATGCCAAACCATTTTGTGATGCATTTACTTTA